CGAGACCCGTTCGTTCACCTTCGAGCAGCGTGACGTCACCAAGGCATCCACCGGCGCACCAGTACCAACGTCGTTCTACGACCAGGTCATTGCGCAGGCTCGCCTTGTCGGCCCGATGCTTGACACCTCCACAGTGCTGCGCACTGCCGGTGGCGAGAACCTCCAAATCCCATCGCAGGCTGGTTGGTCAACGGCGGCAATCACCGCCGAAGGCTCAGCCATCAGCGAGTCCGACCCGACGTTCAACAGCTTCATCACCTTGGGTGCTTACAAGTACTCGTTCCTGGTGCAGTTGAGCCGTGAACTCATCGAAGACTCGGGTGTTGACATCTTGAGCTTCCTTGCCACGCAAACCGGAAACGCAATCGGCTTCGCCGTCAACAACGCACTCACCGTCGGAACTGGTACAACCCAGCCGAAGGGTGTCGTTGCTGCCGCAGGTTCGGGCGTGCTCGGAACCGTCGCAGGTGGACTCTTCACCGCAGACAACCTCATCGACTTGGCGTACAGCCTGGACGGTGCGGCACGTCGTCTCCCCGGCGTTGGCTGGATGATGAACACCGCATCCCTCGGCGCTGTCCGTAAGTTGAAGGACACTGCTGGTTACTACATCTTCAGCCCAGCGCTGGCAGATGGCAACGACCAGGTCCTCAACTTCCCGGTCTACGAGAACCCAGCAATGGCCTCGCAGGCTTCGGCAGCCAAGTCAGTCCTGTTCGGACACCTCCCCAGCTACTACGTCCGTATGGCTGGCGGTCTCCGTTTGGATCGCAGCGACGACTACGCATTCAATGCGGACCTCGTCACCTTCCGTGCGTCGATGCGCGTGGACGGTAACCTGCCACAACCAAGCCACATCAAGTACTTCATCAACAACAGCTGATTCAGCCAAGTTGAAGAAGTCCCTTGATTGGGGCTACAAAAGTTAGATGGGTCGGGGTGAAACACGCAGGGTCATCCCGGCCCATCTACACTTGATAGAACAACCTGCTACCTGCGAGAGGAGACTGCGTGAATGCGAATAATCATCAAGGGAGTCCCATTGGACTTACCCGATCCGACGGCGATCCTGCTCTTGCAGCGGGGCGCAGCACACTTACCAGAGGAGTCAGTCGTAGATCCTCGGACGCAGTCCGAGCCCTCTGGTACTCGAACGCCCCGTGGGCGGGAACGGGCTACGGCCAACAAACCCAGCAAGCGGTCCAAAGGCTCATCAAAGACGGGCACGAAATCGCAATCCACGCAATCTACGGGCTCGAAGGGTCAACGTCGACGTGGAACGGCATCAAAATCTACCCGAGGGGAATGAGTGCATATAGCGACGATGTGGTCGTTGCGCATTGGATGGAGTGGACTCAGGCAACAAATCTGCCCAAGTTGCTGATGACGTTGTTTGACGTGTGGGTGTTGAAGGCCCCGAACCTGGACAAGGTTCCGAACATTGCGTCGTGGGTGCCGGTGGATCACCAGCCGTGTCCGCCGGAGGTTGCTGCGTTTTGTCAACGTCCGAATGTGATGCCTATTGCGATGAGCCAGTTCGGTGCTCGCATGTTGGAGCAGTTAGGGATTCGCAGCCTGTATGTTCCTCACGGTATCGAGTCGGTGTTCAAGCCGACGCCAAGCATCAAAGACCAGGGTGGCAAGTCAATCACTGGCCGTGAAATCATGGGGTTTGCTGAGGATCAGTTTGTGGTCATGATGACCGCAGCGAACAAGGGTGTCTATCCGCCACGCAAGGCGTTCGCTGAGAACTTTATGGCGTTCAGCATGTTTGCCCAGAAGCATCCTGATGCGGTGCTGTATATGCATTCTGAGGAGATGGGGTCGGCTGGTGGTATCAACTTGAAGGAGTTGGCTGAGATGTGCGGTATTGAGCCGCATCGCATCAAATATGCCGACGCCTACCTATACCGTCTAGGTTTGCCCCAGAACGCTATGGCAGCCCTCTACAGTGGCGCTGACGTGCTTCTGGCGGCCAGCATGGGGGAGGGCTTCGGTATCCCTGTGGTGGAGGCTCAGGCGTGTGGTACGCCCGTTATCGTCTCGAACTTTACGGCTCAGCCGGAGTTGGTTGGGGATGGTTGGGTTGTGGAGGGTCAGCCGTTTTGGGATGCTGCTCAGAAGTCGTGGTTTTTGACGCCTTCGGTGCCGAGCATTTTGGATGCGTTGGAGCAGGCGTATGCCCGTGGTCGTGGCCGTTCTAAGAAGGCTGTGGACTTTGCGAAGCGTTATGAGGCGGATGCTGTGTTTGAGTCGCATTGGAAGCAGGCGATGAAGGAGATTGCTGAGTGGTGCCGCTTGTCCCAGTCGTAGTCGTCCCGGTGCTTACGGAGCATCATCGAGTGGATTCGATGTTGGCTTCGTTTGATGGCCGTATTCGTGACCTGGTGGTGATTGACAACGGCAATCATCCCAAGTGGGTGCCGTTCACTGATAAGGCGCAACGCATATTTCACTATCGGATGCCAACGAATTTGGGTGTGGCTGCGTCGTGGAATTTGGGAATCAAGGCGACGTGCAAGGCATCAGGTTGGTTGATTGTGAATCATGATGTGGCGTTCGGTGCGAACGGTGTTGAGGATATGTTTCGGTTGGCGTCGACGAACAATTTGGTGTTGGGTGGGAAGCCGCCGTGGTCGTGTTTCTGGTTGGGTGCTGGTGTGGTGCAGAAGGTTGGCTTGTTTCATGAGGGGTTTCATCCGGCGTACTTTGAGGACAATGACTATGAGATTCGGGCGCAACGTAAGGGTGTAGAGATTGTGCGTTCGTCGGCTGCGATTTATCATCGGAACTCCAGCACGTTGCAGTCGAGTGCCCAGTTTCAGCAGAAGAATCAGGCGACGTTTGATGCGAATCGTCGGTTGTTTGAGGAGCGTATGGTGCAGGATGTTCCGTTGGATTGGGACTTGAATCGACGATTGGAGTTGGGGTGGGATTGAAAGAGACGGTGGTGGTGGCCACGACTCCTGGGCGTGAAGCTTGGTTGGCTGAATGTTTGGCGAGCATTGAGCGTGAGGTGTTGGTGTTGCGTCAGGGTGGGACGTGGGAGTTGGGGAAAATCAAGTGGCTGTATGAGAACACTCAACTGGATCGGTTTCTGTTTCTGCATGATTCGGTGGTGGTGAAAGACCAGGCGTTCTTTGACCGAATGTTTGAGCATGAGGGTTCGGTGTCGGTGACTGATGACCCTGGCATTTTTGGGATGTTTATGGGGATTTATACGAGGGAGCATTTGGGGCGGGTGGAGTTGTATTCGCCGGTGACGCAACGGGATTCGATTCGGGCTGAGGTGGAGTGGACTCGGGGCTATGCGGCTGCGGCTGGTGTGGTGCCGGTGGTGTTTCCTGAGTTTCGGGATTCTCGGAATGTGGGGTTTGTGGAGCATCATGGGCGTCGGAACATGGTGTTGGAGAATGACTATTTGAGAAAGTTCAAGGGAACATGGGGCTGATCGGTCAGGAGATTCGCCGGGTGTTATTCGGTTCGCAGGATGTGTATGCGGATGCAGGCCCGTCGGATAACGGCTATCCGCATACGCATCTTTCAGAGGCGTTGGTTGAGCGTGTGATTGGTGAGCGTCAGCCTCAGTATTGGGTTGAGTTTGGGTCGATGTTGGGTGGGTCGGCGTTGTTGGTGGCTCGTGTGGCTGAGCGTCTTGGGTGTGAGTTGGACATTGTGTGTGTTGATCCGTTCACGGGTGATGTGAATATGTGGGCGTGGGAGCAGGATTTGGTGCGTCAAGGGAAGTGGCGGTTTCTTGGGTTGGTGAATGGTGCTCCGACGATTCGGCAACGGTTCTTGGCGAATGTGAAGGATGCCGGGTTTGAGGGTGTGATTACTCCGTTGCCTGCGACGGGGATTGTGGGGATGAATGTGTTGGAGCGGGTGTCGAACTATCGGCCTGATGTGGTGTATGTGGATTCGGCTCATGAGGAGGATGAGACGTTTTTGGAGTTGTCAACGGCGTGGGATTTTTTGGTGAAGGGCGGGTTGTTGATGGGTGATGATTTGGATTGGCCTGCTGTGAGGAATGATGTCTACAAGTTTGCTGGGTCGGTTGGTGCTCAGGTTGAGGTTGTTGGGAATCAGTGGCTTGTTGGCAAGTAGGATTGGACGAGTATGGCCAATGAGAACTTGTATGCGACACGAGCCCAGGTCAAGGCGGCTCTTCGTATCGGCACAGCCGACACGGTTGATGATTCGTTGATTGACAACTGTGCGGGTGCTGCGTCTCGAATGATTGACGGTTATTGCAACCGCCAGTTCTGGGCTGCCACTACCGCTACCGCTCGTGTGTTCCAAGCGAACACTGAGTATGTGTGTGATGTGGACGATTTCTATACGACCACAGGTTTCGTGTTGAAGACTTCGTCGTTTGCTGACGGCAACTTTGATACGACATGGTCAACGAGTGACTATCAGTTGGAACCGTTGAACGGCATCCTTGATGGCCTCACTTGGTCTTATGACAAGATTCGTGCCGTTGGCGCATATCTGTTCCCGACGGTGAATGCGAACTATGGTGAGCAGGCGTTGGTGCAGGTGACTGCCAGATGGGGTTGGGCGACGATACCGGAG